TCTTCTGGAGGCAGCAGGTCTTCCGGAGGCAGCAGGTCTTCCGGAGGCAGCAGGTCTTCCGGAGGCAGCAGGTCTTCCGGAGGCAGCAGGTCTTCCGGAGGCAGCAGGTCTTCTGGAGGTGCTTCATCTCGGATGGCTGGCGGTTCGAGTAATAGAGGCAAGGGAGGAGCGGGAGTAAGGGTACTGAGGCGAGCCACGCAAACTCTTCAAACCATGATGGCGATTAATGATTTAGCAATTGAGACGAATCAACGCAATCTGACGTTTGCTGCAGACTTAGAAGAACGCCTCAATGATTCGAATCTCTCTAGGACTCTTGACGTAGCAAGAGCAACCGGCAAAGAAGAACGATTCAATATTGCCGAGCAAGGTGTGCAAAGCAGAGCGAATATTGTGGCCAGTGGAGAACAAGAGCGCAAGTCTATTGCAACGACTGGTGAACAGCAACGTCTTACTCAAGCACAACGGTATGCTGGCGAAACCGGACTTATTCGTACAACAGGAGAAGAGAGCCGCAAGGGAATTGAAACAACTGGTACGCAACAACGGTTAACCGACTTGCAACAGGAGATGTTCCGGCGCTATAAAGAGAACAGAGATTATGAGCAAGCCCAGACGGCCGCCAGACAAGTATGATCAAGTGGATTCAAGGTTTAACCGACAAAGACCGCGAATCCTTTCTTGCCTTCTGTAAGCGAACCCCGTCTCCAATTCAGATGTATCTTTATGCCCGTTTCCTCGGGTTTAAAGGTTCCATCGTGGAGTGTGATGAGTGGTCGAAACAGGAATACAAGAAAAGGAACTTTAATGCCATCCTGGAAGATGAGATTGATTCCATGCAAGCTGATATCGCCAAGTTGCGAGATGCTATTGACATGGGCATGGTCAAACAGGACATGGGCACCTCGCGTATCGCGATGATGCAAAAAGAGCTCCGTGGCTCAATTAAGCAACTAAACGATGAAAAGATCTTGATGGATAAACAAGGTTTGATCCTTGCTGGCGCAGACAGAGCTTTGCGTGAGATGCTTTCCATCTTCCGCGACGACCCCATCGAAGGCCCCCTCCAGGAAGCATCGATGGGTGTGTGGACAAAGATCTTGTCAGAAGAATCCTAAGGATTTATAGGCTATGCTACGGGCATGGCAGGGACTAACATCTATTCCGTTTACCGCAGAACAGCTCGTGCTGCTGCGCAGAAACGCGTCGTCAAGCAAACAAGCAACATCGACATTGAGAGGGCGCGTACTGATTTTGCTTATTTCTGTGATGTCGTAGGCGATAAACCTCCGGCTAAGCACCACATGGAGTGGCACAAATACCTCTGCACAGGTGAGGACTCCTCTTGCCTCAAGGGTATTGCTGGTCCAAACATTGATATTCTTGGTCCCAGGGGTAGCGCAAAGTCGAGCGTTGCGGGTTTGTTCACTGCCTGGACAATTGGTGTGCATGCTCTTCACAAGATGCCACTGAAGATCCTGTACATCTCGTACACGATTGATGTTGCCCGTCCAAAGAGTGCTGCAATTAAACGGATCATTGAAGAGAGTAAGACCTACGGCGAAGTATTCCCAATGGTTAAGATCGCCAAAGGGATCAATTCCAATGAATATTGGAGTATTGATTGGAAGTTTGCAGGTATTAAATCTACCGGTGAAGAAGAATTTACTGTATGTTGTGCAGGTCTTAAAGGTGCCGTTACTTCTAAAAGAAGTCACCTCTGTTTAATCGACGACATTTGTAAGTCAGCCGACGAAATTAAAAACCGCGAAATCCGATCGGCTATGGAGGATAACTGGAATTCAGTTATCGTGCCGACCATGTTCGAGGGTGGGAGAGCGATCTGCCTTGGTACCAGGTTCCGTCACGACGACATGCATGGAACAACATTTATTCCAGCAAATGATTGGATCCAACTGGTGCAATCCGCAATCGTCGTCGATGAAAATGGCGATGAAGAATCATACTGGCCTGAGATGTGGTCCCTGGAATACTTGCAGGATCGCCGCCGACAAGCACCAATTGCTTTTAGCTTTCAGTACCAAAATCAGATTGCCCAAACCAGTGAGTTGTCCCTCTCTCCAGATCTGATTGTTAAGGGGACGATCGCGACACAGTTCGACACCCTTGGAGTGGGCGTGGATCTATCCGCTGGTGTTAGGGAACGTAATGACTACACGGTCTTCGTCATGGGTGGACGTGTTGGCGACAAGATTCATATCGTGGATTGCAAACGCATCCGCATCATGGGTAACCTCGAAAAGCTGGAGGCCTTGATGGAGATGATGGAAGAATGGGGTGTCATTCATAAAGACAAAAACCAATACTTCCCCACCGGCAGCCACATTGACATTTGGTCCGAGGCTGTTGCCTACCAGGCTTCCCTGGAAGCAGACTTCAAGCGCATTTGCCTTGGTGACCACGGTTTGTACAACATGAACTGGCACGCCGTTAAAGGTTTCCGTGGTGATAAAGTTGCACGGTTCCGCGGCATTATGGGTCTGTTTGAGCAGCGTAAACTTATCTTCAATAAGTACAGGCGGTTTACAGCGCTGACCGATGAAATCATTAACTTCGGCGTTAGCTCTCACGACGACTGTGTCGACGCTCTCATTTGGCTCTGTAATGGCCTGATGACCAGAGGCGCACTACAGTTAGAGTATTGAACGACTTAAACTGAAGACATCACCTTACAATGTCCACCAGCTATTACAACGTAGAGCTTGAGCAGGACGCTTACGGTTCTGCAGTCATCCCGCTTCCAGATGAGCTGTGCCACGACATGGCGCTTCAACCTAACGAACGGTTTGAACTGGAAGTGGAAGATGACATCATCACACTCAAACGCATTGCCGCTGGCTACGATATTGAAGAATAATCTGATTTTTAAACACCAATGAGCGATAGCAGTAACTCGGTACTTGACTCTATCCTCAAGGCGGTTGTAAGCCGCGACGGAACAGGTTCTGCTGACACCATGCTGGTGAACGCGCATTTGTCTCAGATGAAGATGTTTGGCGTGAGACAAGGCGTTGAGTTTTATCCGGAGCAAGATAATTTCGGTACCCAGCGTTTTGATTTCATCCAGCAGGTTATTAAATTCAATAAACTTGACGCTAGGCTGGATTCCATCTGGGATCGCTTCCTTTGCTATGGCAAAGGGTTGTTCTATATCCGCCCAACAAAAAAGACCTATCGGCTTTACTGGTTTGATAAAGATGCGTATCGAACCTACTATTCTCCAGACGGTGAACTAGAAGAAGTCGTCATCATTTACCCTTACAAGGTTAAATCCACGCGTGGCTTCCAGGGTGTTGGACTGAGTACAGATAAACGGTACATGCGTCTGCGCATCACCGCTACTGAAATTGAAGAGTTCCATAGCGAGCAGGAGATTACTTTTGACATGCCGTCCATGGAGTTTGGCGTCTTTGATAAAAAGACTGTCATTAACACCATGGAATTTATTCCATGTGTTGAGGTCTTCAATAATCCTGATGCTTTTGGTACGGATGGTGCTGGCGAATTTCAGTGGCTGGCAAATCAGATCATTGCTCACGATGAAATGGTTAAGAACATCCGAGCAAATCTTTCGTTCTTTGGTAATCCGACCCTTCTGTCTTCTCGACCCAAACAAGATATCATTGAAAGTCAAGAAGGTGATACGGCGCAGCGTCCTAGTATCTCCAGTCAATCTGGGTTCCAGTCTGAATTCTTTCTCTCCAGTTCAACGTACAAGCAAGACAACGTTACGCGGCAACCGGCTGGCTACATTGGACGACCCGGTTCCGGTATGCGTGTACCACGTGTTATCGCAAACCTGGAGCCAACAGATCGTGTCGGCTTCATTACTCCGAACGCTGTTAGCACAGACCAGGCTCGGTACTCCGAACAACTTCGTAGTGAGATCCGTCTTGCCTTAGGCGGTATCGACGACCTTAGTATTACTAACGTAACAGCTACGGAGATTAAATCAGCTTATGGACGCGTAAGTGCAACTGCAAAGAAAAAATGCTTGCAGCTCTATACCTATGGTATCTGCAAGTGTTTTGAGTTGATGATCTTCCAGGAGGAGCAGATCTTCCGCAAGTCGATGGCGTATGCCTCTGGCATTAAGTACCCAACTCCTCCGGAAGACTCAGAAGATGAAGCTGCTCAAGCTAAGTATGAAAAACAAAAATCAACGTACGAGAAGAAGTTACAGAAAGCAATTGATGTCGCGCTGGAAACAAAAGAAATTCCTGATGGCGTTCTTGGATTAGCGCCAGACGGTGATCGTCAGGTCAACTGGCGTTGGATGGGACCCGTTTATGAAGACACTGCACAGGACAAACTGAACCAATCTATCTTCACTCGCAACCTACAAGAATTAGGTGTTGATAGCATTGAAGCACTGAAGTATTTATTCCCTTCGAAAACGGATGACGAAATCGCGAGCATGCTCTCCGGTTTCCCATTCCGAATGGTAGGGGAAGTACAGAGGGCCTACTCTTCATTCATTGATCTAATCAATCAAGAAATGAGGACTCCACATCCGCAGCAACCGAACTTACCGATGGCTGCGGATCCGAGACTTGATCTCACTCCCTTCCTTTACCGAACTCTCGAAAGCCTACAAAAAGAGGTAACCTATGCAGGCCGATACCGCAATGCCGACCCAATCGGCACCCCAAGTATCCCAGACCCAGCCGATCAGCTACGCGGCTCCAGTGGCTCAGACGGCGGCTCAGGCCCCGGCGGTTTCAACGAATTCACAATGGGTGGCGCCTTACCAGCAAGCGGTGGCCCCAGCCCCGCAAATGCAGGCCCAGATGGGGGTCAGCAACTACCAATCCAGCCCTACACCGTACTATCCCCAGGCACCCCAGGCGTCCCCACAACCGGAGAATCCGTACAAGGAAGCGTTCAACCGAGTGGTGGGGCTCCTGAGTTCTCCAGTTCAATTCCCGTTCCAGGGTCAACAATCGACCGCGAGCCCGCAAAACGCACCGGTCAATTACAATTCCCAGCCGGTTCCCCAGTACAACAACGCGGGGATGCCGACCTATACGCCTGGGATCAACAACAGCCAGGATTACTCCAGCGGTTATTCCCAAACTTCTCAGGAAATAACCCAGGAACAACTCCTGGCAAACGGAGTAAGCGAAGCAAGTCTTGAAGTTATTGATTACTTCGGTCCTGACGCTCCTTCCCTACTCAACGAGTATTCCTGCCAACTGGAAGATGCACTGATTGCCACGAACAATCAGCTGATGGAAGCTGTTAATCTGCTTCAGGAACTCTCCGGTGAGCATCGTTCCTACGAGACGATCCTGACCGATCCTGACATCCTGGCAGATTATACTTGTGAGTTCTTCGGTGAGAATGGTCCCTATCCGATTCCCGATGAGGAGATTGGTTATGGCGGTGCTCCCCGTGCACAAGCTGTTGGCCAGCAGTTCCAGCGTCCTGTCGCTCCGCAGCGTCCTGAGATGCCTGTTCCCCCTCAGCCCCAGGCACAAGGCAACCCTGCTGACTTCTGGAACAGCTTTGGCTCCCTGGCCGAACGTGACCCCTCTAATGCCTGGCGCTATCTGAATGCTGCCCAGACCAACCCTGAGGTGTTCCGCCAGAAACTGCTGGTGATGGAGTGATACTCGGAAATTGAATAAGCGTCATTTATCACAAAACTGAGTAACTGTAAAATAAGGGGTAGCAAGGGCTGCCCCTTTTTTATTCAAAAGGCGATTGATTATGGCATCAAAAAAAGCCAGTGCCGGGGACAGGGCGAAACAATTCCTGATCGGCTTTGGTACGGCTGGAGGCCCTGTTGGAGCCCCTGGTCTGGCTGGATTCGGCACTCAAGACCTGTTACAACAGCTTCAATTTGGAACAACCGATGAGTATGCAGCTCTGCGTGGTGCAGCGCAGGTTGGGGTTGGAACACCAGGTGCACCGCAGCCTGCCATGCCACAGGACCTTGATTCTGCATACATTAAGTTGAATTTGCCAGGTTCTCCGTTACCACGCAACGGTCTACTGGCGCCTCAGTTTATCGATGCCGCACAGTACGCTCAAGATAACATTGTGGCTAATGAGCAGTATGTGATGTCGCAGTACATGCCTCCCACCGGTCAGCTGCCCATCGTCATTCAACCACCTACTCCCCGTAAAAAAGGTAGCCGCTGATGGACAATTCCAAAGCAAAAAAAGCTGTTAAAAAAGCCAAGTCCCGCAAGAGTTCCGCCCCAGCAGATGCGCAGCAGGTTGCGATGCAGCTAAATGCCCCTGGCATCAATCCAGAAGTGCAAGCTGCCGCCGCAGATCTTCAGCCGGCAGATGGCTACGTGAATCCTTACCGCTACACAGGTGCCATGGCGCCGACCGAGTACACAGCAGGCAACATGCTTCCTGGCCTGCAGGCTCCGCAGATGATCGGCCGCTAAGACTTCAATAACCCAGGTTGATAAAGTCTTGCTATAATTTTTTCAATGGGACGGAAGTTCCAGGCCAGTAATGGCGCGAACCTTGAAAATTGAATAAATTTTCCAGTTCTTGGTCCATTACACCATGGATCTTCTAGATCCTGGTATCAGCTAAACCCTACGCTGTAATACCAACATGTTCATTGATAATGACTTCCCCAAGCTGCTGGGTGCAGAATTATATCGGCCCCATCCAGCCTACATCGTTGAGATGGCTGCAGAGCCTGTAGTTGTCCACGATTTTACTAAACAACCTGGACAAACTGTCCAGCTTGACCGTTATCGTTTCTGGGGTAATCCGGGAACTAAGACTCAACGCGAGCGCACCCAAGATCAGACGATCGGTACGGCCAACAGCCGTTCGATTGTCAAGGACAAAGTGTTAGTGAGTCTTCGCGAATACACTGGTCCTGCCGATCCTAACAATGCTAATCTTCCGAGCACTTTTAAGATCGCGCGCGAAACTCTGATGACTGCCCAGCGTCTTCTTTTAGACACTGGCAATCTTAATATGTTCCATCAGAGCATTGGTAGCTTAACCCTCCTGGATGATTACAGACGCTGGCGTAAACACAATTGCGCCGCTGCTTAGTGATAAGCAGGCAATAACCCGGTGAATTCAGGGAACCCCTCCATCTACGGGGAATCCTGAGCCAAGCTAAAAAAGGAATTTTTTAGAAGGTGCAACGACTAGGAGTCGAGTCCAGAACGGACAGTAATACTCCCACGAGCGCCGGGGATCTAGCACCAAGAACCAACGAATTTTTTGTATTTGCGTTCCAAACACGGATCAGGATCTACATACATCCATTCCAAAACGCCACGATCTTTTTTGTATCCACTTAGTCTCTCAACCGGTTTTCCAGTTGTCGGGCTAATCAAAGCTGCTGGGTACAAATTTACACCCGTATATGTTTGAATAAATGTTTGTAGTTCTTTTTGAAATCCTGCCGACCCGCAAATAAATGTAAAATTCTTTTCACTGATCGAGCCGTCTCCGTCAAAAAATCCACGGCAAAATTCTGCTGGGAAATCGTGAACGGAGCGGGGAATGTAAAGTTTCCCTGACTTTTTGGGTGTAACTCCAGCCTCAATCGCCAGTCGTGTAAATTCTTGGCACGTAATCCTGATTGTAGCTATTTGTGAAATGTTGTCTTTTTTGAGGGAACTTTTGTTTGTCTTGATGACAATTCTGCCTTTGTGGTTAATTTCTTTTTGAAATTCCTGAAGAATATGAATGTCTTTTGGTGAACAAGCCAATCCCACCTCTTTGGGCACACCATTTCGCAGAGTAGACCAACCGTCTGCAAGAAGCATTCCCAACCAGTATGCTTTTTTCGGAGTATCAATAGCAGAGAAATAGGTTACGTCTAGGTTGTCTTGTCTAATGACGCCTCTGACGCTGCCTTTTTTTCGCAGTTCTCCTGTCTCTGCAATTCGAACAAGTCCGGTTTTTTGGGTGAAAGTTTTTACATTGTGTGTTATTCGTGCTTTTCTGACTGTCGCGTAAGAAATGTCAAACTTTTTGGCAATTTCTAGATCTGACCAATTGTCAGTAAGATGTTCTATTTCCTCTTTACTGAAGAACAGTAGACCGTCAGGTAAATGCACTTGATTTTCGTTGGCGTGACTAGATCATGATATAGTCTGAACTTGCGGGATGGAAAACCGCAAGAGCCAGTGATTAAACTGTCACTGGGATAACAATATTGGATCGCGTGTTCTTGGATGAGTTCGCCAAAACGGAAGCCCGTGGCGCATCCTCCGACACCCAAGGCGGTTACTACTATCCGAACGGTAAAACCCGTTCTAGCTCCACTGTTCTCAACAGCTACTCTGCTACTGAGTACGCTTCTGAGCGCTACAAGTTCAACGTTAAGACTGACCTGCTTGAAGTTGTTAAGCAACTTCGCAAGCGCAACGTTCCTGTTTTCGCTGACGGCTACTATCGTTGTATCGCTGATCCCTCCTTCATGAAGGATCTGCGTGCCGATCAAGGCTTCCGCGAAGTGGCTCGTTACCCTGGCATGGGTCAGCCCAACCCGATGATGGGTGCAATGGCTCCTAACGCTGCCATCTATGGTGGTGGTCAATACGGCCAAGCCCAGTTTGTTGCTGGCGAGCCCATTATGCCGAGCGGGTTTGTGTTCGAAGGCGTTCGTTTCTTCGAGTCAACCAACTTCGCTGACAAGTCCATCACCGTTGACATTGGTGACGTTGCTGGTGCTGTCTCTCACACTACTCCTCCTGCACTGTTCTTCGGTCCTCAGGCAGTTGGTGTGGGCATCGGTGGTCCAAATGCTCAGGTTCTTATCAACAATAACGACGATTTCAGCCGCTTTATCATCCTGATTTGGCAGCTGTACGCCGGTTTTGCCAACCTGAACAAGGACTTTGTTACCTGTGCTTTCACCATCGTTTGATATAGGAGGTAACTAACAATGGCAACTTACAAAGAAGAAGCCGGTGCTATCCTTCAGCCCGGTAATCAGATCAACCGCCTGTCCTCCTACAACACCGAAGGTGTGTATGGTTGGCCCGGCGTCGAAGCTTTCGAACTGATTGGTTACGTTAAAATCGATAACCTGGCTGCCGATAAGGCTAGCTACAAGAGCTTCGACATCACTGTCCCGTCTCCCGATCGTCGTCCTGACGACCGTGTGCGTGACAACCGCACCTCCCTGGTGGTGCAAGCAAGCAGCGATCGTCCCGCCTACATCTACGGCGCTTCTATCGCGATTGCTCGTGACTATCCGAGCGGTGGCCTGGCCGGCTTCCCTGCCTCGCCTGTGACCGCTGACATCGGTGGCACCTCGACCGAAGGCCTGCTCCTCGGTCCCAACAACGCTGGTTCGCCCTTTGGTGTTCCCGCTACCCAAGCCAATGGCCTTGCTGCTGCTAGCTCCATCGTGAGCGCCACCAGCTCGCTGTTCGCCCAAGGTCTGAGCGACACCACTGTTGCTGACCTTCCCTTTACCGCCAGTGTGACCACTGCTGGTATCGTGGCAGCTGACTTCGCTAACTCGATGTTCTACCGCGTCACTGCGGACACCACCTTCAAGGTGTTCAACGTGAACGGTGTGACCTCGACCACCGTTGACGGTGATGGCGTGTTCATTAGCTCCGCTGATAAGGATGCTGGTAAGTCCGGTTACATCCTGTGCCGTGTTAACTACCTGCGTCCTGCAGCTGCCGTGTCCTGGACCGATATCCAGGGCTTCGTCGACTTTGCTTCGCAAGTTGGCGGCACTGATAGCTGATTGTTTTAACATAAAATTAAGCGGGTCTTTTGGCCCGCTTTTTTTGTGCCTACTTGAAAGCAAGGATTAACCTTGGTAAGCTAAGCGGAGATAGCTGAGCAATTATGCTGTATCAATACCGTCTTACCGGTGGTCTTGTTGAGGTTGTCTCCAAGCACGGAGATGGAGTTTTGATGTGCGTTGATTCACAAGACGAAGTTCTTTACATTGAGGAATCAGATCTTACGCCACACCTGGAGGCAACTAATGAAAAGATCCGAACAGAAGAACGTTTAACCGCCGAGCTGGAGGCGGAAGGTGTGCGTCCAGCTAAGCCAACGACACGCGAAACCTTCCCCGTTGACGTTCGTATTAACATCAATACTGCTAGCGCCAGGCAGATTGCAGATGCCTTACCTGGCGTCGGCCTTAAAACAGCCCGCGATATCAAGGACCTTCAAACGTCGATGGCAGGTGAAAAATTCCAAAATCTGGATCAACTGAAAGCTATTAAGCGCGTTGATTGGGAAGAGATTTTCAAAGAAAACTTGGTTCGCGTTGAGTGATAATTTGCGCATGCTAGTGTGTTATTGGGTGCAGCTATAGGTAGCTGCGCCTATAACGCATTCTTTTTTAGTAATGCAACTCGATAGCTTTCTGCAGTCCAAAGTTCGCTGGCACCTGGGATATAACCTTACGTCGGTCCCTGCTGGTGATCAGGCTCGCCTAGAAGAAGCTGTCAACAACATCCAGGATTCGTTCTGGTATTCAAAGATTGTCGAACAGATCAATCGGTGCGACGAGGCTGAAAAACGCACCGACATGACTGGCAGCGTGAATAATAATACTGTCCCCCGTAATCGTATCGAGAGTATCGCTGGTGACGTTGATCGTACGATTTCGACTTCTGACTTTAAGGACACGCTGAAAACATGGACGGCAATCTATTTATACGAGACGGATCGATTAGCACTCCATCTTTATGTTCCGAATTACCGAAACCCAGAACAGGCTAGGTACCGCTTTAATCGAGAAGGCGCTGAATTTATCCAAGCATTACCTGGGCCTGCCGATGTTGCTGTCGGTACTCGCCTTATGCTTGAAACCGATTTCCGCTGAAGCTACCACCATGGCAACACAACGCATTGGTACATTAAAGCCAGAAGACAGATCGGCGGTCTTCCAAACTGCAAAAAAACTTGGTCTTGATCCATATGAGTTTGGTGCACTGATCCAACAGGAATCTGGCTTCCGTCCTAATGTCATCGGTGGTGCAGGCAACCAGTATCGCGGATTGATTCAGTTTGGCCCTGGCGCCAGAAAGGAAGTTGGTCTTCCAAGTAAGGAGATGACGATTTCAGAACAGCTCCCTTACGTTGAGAAGTATTTCCAGCAGCGTGGATATAAGCCAGGCATGGGTATTGCTAAGGCGTATGCAACTGTCCTTGGTGGTAATCCTAACGTTTCTTTAACAGCTAAAGATTCTTTTGGCACGTCTGTTGCAAGTTCACTGCCACGTTTTGTTAAAGGCGGTGCGCTGTACAAGCAGGCTCAAGCGACACTTGGTGACCCCATTGATGGCGGCACGCCGAGCGACACCGCGATCCGAAAAGCAGCACCTTCTGGCACCACATACATTGTATTGCCAGAAGGTGATGACGATGAAGGGTCAACCGCAGCAGACTTCTTAACTGCTTATCTGGGTAAGGAATTACTGGGTAAGAAGATGCAGCAAGCACCTACTTTCAACCCAACTGCCTTGTTAACGCAGGCAATCTTCCAGACTCCTGACTACCTGGGAGGTAAAATGTAATGGCTAGCCTTACCGACGTTGGTTATGTAGCGCCAGCAGGTCAAGATGTTTTACCTACAACAGGACCTCATCTTGATGTTCGTGTACTTAAGGATGGCAAATACATCGATCCCAGCACGATCCGCTCTCTGCTCACGCGCCTAAAAGTCGGTAAGGAACGCAAGTCACTTTGGCAGCAAGAAGGGGATCAGTGGCGCTCTACGTTCCCAATCACATCTGGATACGGACAGCGCACTGCCCCAACAAAAGGAGCCTCAACATTCCACCAGGCGCATGATTATGGTGTTCCTGGTGGGACTCCCTTAGCCTGGGAAGGTCCTGGCAGCTTTACTCCAGGTAAAGGTTACGGCACCATTCAGACTACAGATGCACAAGGCAATCCATATGAGATCCGCTTGCTGCATACTAAAGGTGGTAAACAAGCTGAAACGAGTGGTGAAACACTATCCGCTGCGATGCCAGAAGCCACAGTACAGGGTGGTACCGTCATCTACCTACCACGTGGTAAAAAGAAGAGTGATGCAGCATCTGCTTTTTTGAACTACTTTATTCAACAAGAGTTAGAAGGTAAACCAGAGGCTCAAGCCTCTACGTTTAATCCAACAGCGTTGTTGACGCAGGCTATCTTTCAAGCCCCGAATTACTTAGGTTGACATGGGACGGCTCGGCACTTTTAATCGTAGGTTAAATCCACCTTCCCATCCAGAGGATCGTCAACGACCTTATGAGCAGGCTCCTGCAAGCGAACCGACGGCTACATTGGGCTACACCCTTGGCATCAATCGCAATGAGTCGCCCTATGAAACGCCATTATCCAGTGGCACTGGGCCTGGCCAGCAACCGCGCAGACGAATGGCAATGGACATTCTGAACATTACTGAATCTCCTGGCGTACCAAAGTATTTGCCTCCCCCTTCCATCGGTGGTGCAGAAATGCGCGTACCTGATATTTTGCAGCCCTAAATACATTGCATTAAAATTAAAGTAAGGAAAACTAATTAACGTGGGACAAGCCAAAAAAGGCGGTATGGGAGCCACGCCGGAAGGCGCCATTTCGATTGCCAGCAGCAAGCAGATGCAATCTGGTGCACCACAGTATCTTTATAGTCGCCGTCTCGCTGGCGACAAGATGACAGGAAAACGTCGTTCATCTCAAGCCGCCTTAGATCCTGTTACACAATCAGAGATTTTAGCTGTATTTGGTAAACCTGATTCAGAGTTTGAATCGTTAGGACCTGTGCAGCCCAGCGGATCAGCCGCTTATATGCTGAACAAACTTAAAGCCGCACGTGAGACGGCCCGTGTCGCCAAACAGGATGTGCGTGAAGCTCGTTCAGGTCTGCGTGCTGCAGCGGAACGCGGAAACATCGGTGCAGCATCCGATAAGTTTCAGCAAGCACGTGAGACGCTGCGCAGCGCACGTAAGGAAAGAAACAGTGCACGAGCTGCGTATGATTCAGCGGTTAACGCCACACAATCTAATCCTCCTCAGTGATCAATGTCTAGCAAAAAATCAATGCCACCTGAGCTCCTCGCTCATTTCAAAAAGAAAAAGGAAGGTGAGGAGTCTGGCGACAAGGTTAAGGAAAGCGACAAGACACGACGCAAGGAAGCCGTGAAGAAGGCCAGGGTTAGACTGGAAGAAAAGAATAGGAGGCCTGGACGTGACCAAGAAAAAGAAGCTAGTAAAGAACGCGCTGAAGCATCCTGAACTTCATTCTCCAGCTGAGCTTCAGTATTTCAAGCTGTGGCTTGCCGCTCGGAAGAAAAAGAAAACAGAAGAGAAAGCGAGCGATTCACTGGCGTAAAATGGTGAAAGGCAGGAGCCCCTCTCCCTCAAGGTACTACACAAGGTACAGGAAGTCAACCATTTGTCCAGTTCTAGTTCAAATAAGCAGCCTATGCTTATTGACCGTCCAGCGACGACGAGCACGCTGGTGACGGTGGCCTCTGGTCAGGCATTCTCAACCAGTTTGATTCCTACTGCGGTCGGTAACTCCACCAAGATTCTTGACGTCGACTCTGCGCTAACGGATACATCAGTTAGTGGTGCATACATCGATGAAATTTGGCTGCAATATACCAAGCGCAGTAACTTATATACGGACGCGCAATCTGCAACGACCGGAACATATTCGGCAAACTCAACGACGGTTACGGTAACGATTTCCGCTGGCCACAACGTTCAGGTTGGGCAAAAGGTTTATCTGGATTACACCAGCTATAGCTCTGGTACGCTGCCTGCTGACGAAATTATTACCGTAACCAGTGTGACTGGTACAACCTTCACTGGCACAACAGCTGCCTCGATCGCTGGTCCAATCACAGGTAACGTCAGCGCATATCTCCCGATTGACTTCTGCTTCTACCTGGTAAGTACCAGTACAGTCACAAATACCAACCAGTTCTTCCCTCTGTTCATTGCAAGCGTACCTGCAACGTACGATAATCAATATTACAGCCTGACGCAAAACAATGTGCTACCTCTGATTAATCACCCGGTTGTCCAGGCTGGTTCAAACTTTACCAGTGCAAACAGCACTACGGCTCCCAAGATGCGTGGCTTGATGTTACAACGTGGTCAAGCACTGTACGTTTCCGTTAGTGGCGCTACCTCACTGAGCAACGGCTTCTACTTTGGCGTGCAAGCTGGTTACTATTGATGTAAGATGCCTTCCAATTCGGGTGGGTTTAATTCGTTATCAAGGTTAAATTTTAACGAGAAATCTTTTGGCGATTTTCAAGATCCAAAACAATTTAACAAAGTACCTAAAAGCTATCTCGATACAAACCCGTTTAAATTTACCCCACAGGATCGGTCGTTAAAGAGCGGTGTACGCTTCTACGATCAGGACTCGATGTGGGCTCGCTGGCGTCGTGGCTATGAGCTCTACACGATCACCCAGAGCGTCCTGGGATCGTCTGCGGCTGAACGGGCCACCAGGGGTGACTACAGGATGTACTGTTCCTTCCAGCAGTTCCCTGGTGTCTTTATCCCGGCACGTGTTTTCACATTTCCGTCTACAAACCAAGAGATTGGTGAGCAGATGGTTGGCATGCGAGATACTAATTCGTTTAATTTCTATAATTTTGGCTTACCTATACTTGCTGTACGTTACCTTGGGGAATCTGTATCTGCAACTTATTCACAAATTGGTACTTCCCTCGTTGTAACTAAAGCTGATCACGGTTTACGGGTCGGAGAAAGTGTCTATTTGGACATGCTGTCCGGTGCTGGCGTGGACGCTACGTTGCCGATTGTAAGCCGTACGCAGAATACCTTTACTGTAACTGCGGCCGCTGCAGCCACTACGTCAGGCAATCTTCTTTACTATTTGTCGACCGTATTCTCCGACTCGCGCTGGACAACGACACGCGTTCGGCTAAGAACGCTCCCTCTTCCAGTAACCTTCTTCAGTGGGGAGCGTTTGGCTGATCGTGTCATTGAAAGGGATCCAGGCATCCTCTCCACTTACTCCAGGGTTGGATCCCTGGTTACTGTAAACTGCACGGCACAGCATGGACTTGCCACAGGGAACCGTGTTTTTGTGGCGGTTACAAGCGGTCTTGTCGGTTCAGATTTGTATAACGTTACTGTTACCAGTAGCACTCAATTTACGTTTACAACAATTGATAGCGGATCAACATCTGGTAATTTAATTGTCAACCGGTTGATTCAAGGATATGCATATGATGACTATGTTGGCTATACCGTAACAGGAACAGATGCGTCTACCAATGAAATCATATTCCAAAGAGACGATAGCTATGGTGCAACGACAACGAACAACATTACGCAAACCGTTGTTCCCGCACATCGCGGCTTTACAGTAGGACGTTTTCTAACAACAGAGCTACGTTGGCAGTGCAGTTGTCATGATTATTTGCGGCGCGAGAAATTTAATTTCTTTAAGGAATCGCAGAAGCGTCGGTTCCCTGTAACAACAATTCATTCAACAAAGCCAGGGCAATCAGAAAACCCAGACAATAGTCTGTCTGACACCAGGGACAACCCTGGCGTTTACAGTGATCTTGGTTATGTGGCTATCAATAATTTCTATCAGTTACCCAGTTACTCTGATAAAGCAGATAGCTCTTACCCAAACTTGATGTATTATCAACTGCGCTGGTGTAAGCATATCTACGCCGCGATGTTTGCGCTGCAGCACGATGAGGGTAATGTGCCAATCTCGATTGCGTCACAATATTCGCAAACAGGTGCAACAATCACAATCACTTCGCCGAATCACAACTTACAAGCTAATACAAAGATCCAATTAGATTTCACTAGTGGTAATGCCATATCGGGTCAGTACACCGTCAGCTCTGTTGTAAACAAAAACACATTTACTGTCGTTTATCCATTTAGCTCTACGACATCTGGATACTGCACCGTGTCCAACGTTAAAGAACATGAGTACGTTGGCAGCTGGCTTCTGGAGCCAAGTGACAAGCCGATCGGCGACGATCTTGATACGTTCTATCGTAATTTTGAAAAAGAAAACGAGAAGCTACAGTTGGCCGCTGAGCGACTTGTCATGATGCAGCAAGGAATGAAGTGGGTCGGTGCCAAGTCGGTAACGGGCTCCTATAATCAGCCGGAGCAGGTAGCTGATTATGATCCGCAGTTGGTTACGATGCTGATGACAGATAACATCCGGCGGGATGAATCTGGTGCCCTCAGTAGAACTGGTAAGCTTCTTAATACTGCAGACCTCATGTTGTTCATGATGTCCAAGCTGCTCAATCTACAACCGACTCAGATTCAGGATGTCAAAATTGGCATGTTGGATCAGCCTTTGATCAACTACGATTCTGGATTCCGTTTCGGTTTGGTTGATGGAGGCCGTTACTTAAATGGTGTACCAGTGGAGCCTGCTGGATCACTGAGTACAATAGAATGCAGTACGTATAGTCCAGTCACGGCTCAAGACACCTTGGTCGATGCCGGTCCTTATATTAACTCTTAACCATGGCCGTACAAATCCTATCTCGGCGTTCAACTCTTCTTTACGATCGGCCATATCCGACGCGACTTGGCGCCGCTGAGATTGCAATCAACCTAAATCCAGGTGACCCTGGTCTGTACTTTGCTGACAGTACTGCTTCTCCCTCCACAAAGCTAATTAAAGTTGGGCCAACATTTATTGGCTCTGCAGCTCCTAATACGCCAGCGGCTGGCTACAACGTTTTTAGTAAAGGCGAGTCTTGGCTTGATACAGCCAGTACTTACATCTATAAGATTTTTGATGGAACGTCCTGGCAAACCGTAAAAGCCGTTGCATCGAACAGTAATGGAAAGCCTGTTAACCCAGTCGATGGCCAACTTCACTATGACAAGCTTGTTCCAGGTTTGTTTATTTATAACTCTGCTACTGCGGCTTGGGTTGCAGTCTAGTCAGCGTTGATTAGCCGTCAAGATGTGATCCAGAATTCTGTCAAGCTTATTGTGTACAGCCTGCATTTCTCTTAGGAAATCTTCTTTTAGAACATAGTCCCTGATCACTCGGTTCTGCAGGTTGTCTAAATTCAGCTCAACTGACTCAAAGCGTTTTTCGATTTTCCTATTAAAGTTTGACAGCGCACGTGACAGGCCAGCAAAAGCGCCGGCGCTACCCGACAGGATAGCGATTAACGTTTCAAGCTCCACAGCAGAAGAAATGCTTTCTATTATTTTAGACGAAGTGACAACCTATAATAAGGTTTAGAAATGTTTCTGCAGTTGTAGCTGCGGTTATTCATGGCAACGCAAGTACAGTTTAGACGTGGCACTACCGCTGAAACCAGCGTATTTGCTGGGGCGATTGGGGAAGTTACCGTTGACCTAACAAAGCACGTTTGTGTTGTGCATGATGGATCGACCGCTGGTGGATACCCTCTGCTTTTAGAAGATGGCAGCAACATTGAGCTTACTCCTGGATCTCTTTCAACATGCGCAATCAAGTTCGCAGGTGATCCAAATACAGGACTCTACAGCCCTGGTCCAGATCAACTTGGTCTTGTCACGGGTGGCGTATCTCGGATAACTATTGATGCTTCTGGCACCACGACTGCCTATGGCTTTTTAAATGTTCGCGCTGGATCAGCTGCTTTAATTGGTTCCTTGACTGATGCAGCAACGATTACGCCTGATTTTTCTGCATTTAGCAATTTTTCTGTTACTCTAGGTGGAAATAGAACTCTTGCAAACCCGACTAATTTAGTTTCTGGCTCAAGCGGCGTCATTGTAATTACCCAGGATGGAAGCGGATCTCGCACTCTTGCTTATGGTTCTTATTGGAAGTTTCCTGGTGGAACCGCTCCAACGTTAACGATCACAGCGAATGCTGTGGATGTACTCTGCTGGTATGTTGAATCAAGTACGCGTATTACTGCTCGTCTTCTGAATGACGTGAAATGACAGTTCTTAATAATACTCTTCTTCTTGCAGGTGCTGCTGCAGCTGGCAGCGGATATCAAATCAGCAGATCACTTCGTTTCAACAGTAGTGACAGTGCTTACTGTGCGCGTAGTTTTGGAACACCAACAACACAAGGCACGTTTACTTTTTCAGTATGGGTAAAGCGTTCCGTTCTTAGCAGCACTCAGCAGCTTTTTGGTGTCTCAACGAATCATAGTTTTGGTTTTACATCTGGCGATTCTCTAAACCTTACATTTGGAGGCGTCAGTGCCCTAACAACGACGGCAAAATTTCGTGACCCTGGGGCCTGGTATCACATTGTTTGGCGTCAAAGCGGCACGTCGCACACGCTCTACGTCAACAATGTTACCGTCGGCACCGTAACAGCAACCAGCAGTGTTTTTAATACAGCGGTTGCGCATCAGATTGGTTCTGCGAATACGACCAATTTCTTTAATGGCTACCTCGCCGACATCCACTTCATCGACGGCCAAGCCCTAACCCCCAGCAGCTTTGGTCAGACGGATGCCAACGGTGAATGGCAACCGATTGCGTACACCAGCACCTACGGCACCAACGGGTTCGAGCTGAACTTCGCAGATAACAGTGCAGCGACCGCAGCTGCACTAGGGAAGGACACTTCTGGCAACTCCCCAGCGAATAATTGGACGCCGAATAACCTCAGCGTCACCGCAGGCAGTGGTAACGATTCCCTCGTAGACACCCCCACCAGCTACGGCACTGATACGGGCGCTGGTGGGGAGGTGAGGGGGAATTATGCGACGTTCAACACATCCAGCGTCGGTACTGGAATTACGATCACGAACGGCGGCCTGCGCCTAGCCAGTACAGCCAGCGGACAGGCTCTCTCTACGATCGCGCTTCCCGTAGGTCAAATTAGTTACGCCGAATGCACCGTAAGCACTTCGGGACCTGGATGCGCCTTTGGAATAACTACTTGGGCGCTATCTGCCGGCCAGGGAAGTTACGCTCTGAAGCGATTTGACACCGGTGGGCACACCGGGGGCGGCTTGGCCGGGGCAACGATCAGTGGATCTTCGGCTTTTTCGCTATCGGCAAATAATGTTCTCGGCGTTGCTTATGATCAAACCACAAGAGTGTTGACGTTTTACAGGAACGGAGCCTTTCAATGGTCGTTGAACACAAACGTTGTTTCTACTCCGCTATTCTTTGGCTACCGGGGCGACGGAACCAACGCTGGCAACATGTTTGTCAACTTCGGTCAACGACCTTGGGCATATACACCTCCATCTGGCGCTAAAGCACTGTGCGATACCAACCTGCCAGCTCCAGTAATCGCCAAGCCTTCCACCGTGATGGATGTTGCCTTGTACACGGGCACAGGTTCTGCGTTAACAGCAACAAGTTCGCTAGGATTTAATCCAGATTTTGTATGGATTAAAGGCAGATCTGGAGCCACCGATCACGCTCTGTACGATGCTTTGCGTGGGGCGACCCTTGATCTGGTCGGTAACAGTACTGCCGCTGAAACAACTCAAACGCAGGGTTTAACAGCATTTAACAGCAACGGTTTTAACGTTGGTACACTGGCCAAGGTTAACACCAGTAGTGCAACCTATGTCGCCTGGTGCTGGGACGCTGGTTCGTCTAATGTTGTCGACACACAAGGCAGCATCACTTCTACGGTGAGGGCCAATCCTAGTGCGGGGTTCTCAGTGGTGACGTACACCGGAATTGGGGGAACGCGAACAGTCGGACACGGGCTTGGCGTGACGCCGTCCATGATCATCGTTAAATGCCGCTCCAACGCCGACGACTGGGCAGTAAAGCATACGAGTCTGACGGCTGGGCAATACCTGTACCTGAACACCACAAACGCCCCTGCGACATCTCCAAACCTCTGGAACACGACAAACCCTACAGCCAGCGTCTTTACTGTTGCAGGTGATAGCCATGTCAATGGCGGCGCGCTCACATACGTCGCGTACTGTTTCGCTCCAGTAGCCGGGTACAGCGCGTTCGGCAGCTACACCGGCAATGGCAATACGGACGGGCCGTTTGTTTACACCGCGTTCAGGCCGAGGTACTTAATCGTTAAGAGAACAACGGCCGCAACAAATGGCGACTGGTGGATCTGGGACTCATCTCGTATCCCGTACAACTACACGGCTGGTACGCTGAGCGCTAATTCCAGTGCCATCGAAAACGCTGGAGGTGACTGTGATTTCTTGAGCAATGGGTTTAAGTTGAGGGTCACCAATACAAACGCTAATGGCAGCTCGGATACTTACATCTACGCCGCCTTCGCCGAGTCGCCGTTTCAGACGAGTAGGGCGCGCTAAGATCACGTAAGTTGCAGTGCGCCTGTGTCAGAAAAAGCCTCTATGATTGGCAGGAAATTTTGTACTTATCAACCGCATTGTTGAATGCAGTTAAAGCCTCTTCGTATTCAAGGGGCTTTTCTTTTACTGAGTCGATTGCGTTTCCTGTGTGGTTCAGCACGGCTCTAGCAAAATCGATAACTCCTTGCTCCGTAAAATGAATTGACGTCGAGAAGCAATCTGCGTACTCATACATCAGGTAACGGATTTCTTCGTCAGTCATGAGTAATGTTGTGGCACGAGACAACACTAACACTTTATTGGACGCAGGCGCGAAACCTGTTTGTATAATGAAACTAAACAGGTAGAAACATGTTCGTATTAGACGGCCGTCCTCTGGTGCTTGACGTTCCATTTACAGGTCCTGACGGAACGCAATACCCTGCAAACTGGTTGCGCTGTGCAACGCCGGAAGAGCGACTTGCCGTAGGCATCACCGAAGCACCAGAGCCCCCCTACTACGACCAGCGTTTCTACTGGGGGTACGATCAAGATGCAAATCTGATTCCTAAGGATCACGGTCAACTTGTGACTCTTTGGTCAAGCCAAACTCGAACCACTGCCAATACCTTACTGTTTCCTACTGACTGGATGATCATCCGAGAGGTTGACAATGGCAATCCATGTCCGGCGAACATGAAGACATGGCGAGAAGATATAAGATTGGCTGCGAATCAAAAAGTTTCTGACATTGAGTCAACGACTACAACGGAAGAGCTTGCTATTTACGTTACAAGTCCTGATTACTCCACCTGGCCGCAGCAGCCCAGTGGTGACGCAGAGTAATATTCCTTTATAGGATATAGAAAAATGAAGACTTCACAGGCTGGTGTAGACCTCATTAAAGCTTTTGAGGGCATTCGTAATGAAGCGTACCTCGATGCCGTCAACGTCTGGACTGTAGGCTACGGTCATACAGGGCCAGACGTTGTTAAGGGCACTTGGTACACTACGCAACAAGCCGAAGTTGTACTGAAAAAGGATCTTGCTAAGTTTGAAGAAGCTGTTAATCGCCTTATTAATGTCAAGTTAAACCAGTATCAGTTTGATGCGCTGGTTTCTTTCACGTTTAATGTTGGCGCTGGTGCTTTGGAAGCATCAACCTTGCGGAAGCGACTTAATGAAGGACAGGATCCGTCTGTAGTTGCAAAAGAAGAGCTGCCCCGCTGGAATAAAGGTGATAAAAATAAAACTCTTGAAGGGTTGACCAGGCGCCGGATGCAGGAGGTTGAACTCTTCTGTACGCCACCTCCCAAGCCTCTAACCGGAACTGTTACAATCACCGCTCTAAAACACACACTACTAAAGAAGGAGCCCATCCCTTCTGAGCAGCTGAGCAGCGATCAGCGTGCCAAGGTCATGCAATCCCGTGTTATCCGGAATTGCACGGTCCTAGAGCGTAAAAATAAGCACACGTACCTGGAGCTAGGATTCGGCCTCGGTCGTTGGTGGGTTTACGACGAACACTGGACAGGACTTACAACGCAGACAGAGATCAAGCCGTACGCTGTTCAGGGAGATTTACGTTACCTTCGCAACTTTCCATACTTCTACCAGCAGGACAATGGCCCAGAAGGATGGCGCCAGTGCCAAACCAGTTGTGTCGCCATGTGCTTAAAGTACATGGATGTACCGGGAATTAACGATGACGTCGACTACCTAAAGTACGTAAAGAAATATGGTGATACAACTCACCGGGAACCGCACAAACAAGCCCTTGCAGAGCTCGGGGCGTATGCTAGGTTCTCTCTAGCGGTGAATATACAAGATGTTAAAGACGAGATCGATCAAGGCCGACCTGTCGTTGCTGGTATTCTTCATCATGGAACTGTCGATCAGCCTACTGGTACTGGCCACTTCGTGGTTATTACTGGTTATGGCAAGGACTATTGGCTAGTGCAGGATCCATACGGAGAACTTGATTTGGTTGGTGGTTCCTGGGCCAACACCAGCGCCACTGCTGGCAAGAACATTCACTACAGCTTCAAGAATTTGAACCCACGACTCTTTGTTGGCGGAGACGGTAATGGGTGGTGCTGGTTAAACTTCAAGAAGAAACAAAGCGATCATGCGCAAGATCGAGCAAATTGAACAAGGGCTGCAGGGGCAACTGTCTGACCTCAACACAAAAATCAAAGTGATGGAAGCGGACCTCGTGACCTTAAAGGAAGGCTTCCTGAAAGTTCAGGGTGCGCTTGAAATCATTGATGTCTTAAAGAAAGATGTGCTGTTGACTGATTGCAACGCCGATGTTGCTGGAGCCAGCTGATGCTGGGAGACTTTACCAAAGGACGTTACCGTGCCCTGGAGCTGATCACAGACTTTATTCGTGAACCCTCCAGGGAACTGCGGCTTAATGCGATCGTCCGTGATGTATCGGATGAAGATATTCGGTGGGTTATAGATAAACTGCATTACTTCCTGCTAAAGCTTCTCGAAGATGCTGAGTATGATCCAGCAGAAGATGAAGCTGATTGTATCAATTAAGTCGGGGATGCAGGGGTCGAACCTGCGGCAGCTGCCTCCCAAAGACAGCGCTCTTCCTCTGAGCTAATCCCCGTGGTACCCCGGACAGGCCACGATCCTGCACGCCTTTCGGCAACGAGGCTTAAACTCGTTGTGTCTACCAGCTTCCACCACCGGGGCTTACAACGAAAGGATAGCACAAAGGGAAGGTGTATGCACCATAGAGTCTTGTCATGGATTCATGACGACCATGTTCCAATGCGAGCAAGACCTTCTAGCCAACCTCATTGTTCTTACTCCGAAACATGCACGTCGAAAGTTTAGGCAGCACATCTTTGAAGCTTGGGAATGGAAATGTGCTTACTGTGATAAACAGTTAAACGAAGATACAGCTACCATTGATCACATCGTGCCGAAACATAAAGGCGGACACAATGTGAAGAGCAACATGGCTTGCTGTTGTTCAGGTTGTAATAGATCCAAAGGATCCACGCCTCTCCAGGTCTGGTATGATGAGAGTAATCGGAATTTCTCCGATGATAGACTTGTTAAACTAAAACAGTGGATGGAGCAAAAGCCTTGCTCCATGAAACTACCAGCCACTGAAACGGCTACTCCGTATATCGCCAGTGACTTTTACATCGGATGGGTTGCCAGCTAAAGACTCAAAGCAGTTTCTTGCTGAGTACTTAGACATTGCTGACTTGCAAGAAAAGCGTATTCCCTCTCGCTTTGATCAGCTGGCCAAAGGTGAAGTACCTGAGGACTTCCGAACCAAAATCAACACCGGTGTTGCTCAGATCTAAGCATGTCTAAACGAGCAAAAGCCAAGCAGCTGGCCAAGGAGCACATGAAGTGCAACAAGCCTCAGCGCACTCCAGGCCATCCGACAAAGTCCCATGTTGTCAAGGCTTGTAAAAATGGGGAAGAAAAGATCATTCGTTTTGGTCAGCAAGGCGTAGAAGGGGCTGGAAAACATCCAAAAACAGAAGAAGATAAAGCCCGTAAGAGGTCGTACTATGCTAGACATAATGCCCAGGATCCAAATCCAGACATCATGTCGGCCCGCTACTGGAGCAACAAGACAAAGTGGTGATTTAAATGGCTAAACCCGACAAGAAAACCCCTTGTTATGCCGCCCTGGTGCAGGCATTGCGCGACACATCTTACCTCCTCAATCAGACCTACATTGTTCACTGGAACTTGATCGGCTGTAAGTTCTACTCGATTCATAAACTGACTGAGTCGATGTACGAAGAACTGCAGGGTGGTCTTGATACGATTGCTGAGCACCTCCGTTCTCTGGACATTGCAGCGCCAAAGACTGTTGAAGATTTGAACTACTCTTCTCTCCCCAGGTTGCCAGAAGATTGCTTCGATCAAGAGGGATTGATCAGCTCCCTGGCGGCGAACACCAACACGCTTGCAGAAACGTTTGTTAGCATTGCTACGCAAGCTGAAGCAATTGGTGATCAGCTGACGCTCGACCTCGCCGTTGAACGTGGGCGGGCACACAAAAAATATCAGTGGCTGCTTAAATCCAATTTAGGCTGCTGATCTGTTTGTTCAAAGTAGAATCGTAACAGATTAAGTTAAGAGCATGCCTGTCAACGTTAATACCGGCACAAAACCTGTCGTTACGATGGCAGGTTTGAATGTCCCCCTGCACGATTATATTTCATTTTCTCCAGTGGCGACTCCTACAAACGGAACCCAAACGATTACTTTTAAGGTCGGTGGTTCAGGTGGTGACACCGTGGCAACTTTAGTCCTCACCTATTCCGGCGGCGAACTAGCTTCCGTTGCTAAGTCCTGATCATGGGATACAAATTCAATCCGTTTACAGGCACCCTTGATAACGTCGGCACTGGAGGAGGAGGAGGTACTCCTGGTGGCAGCACCACCCAGGTCCAATTCAATGACGGCGGCGTCTTTGGCGGCGACAGTGGCCTTACTTACAACAAAACAACCAACACGCTCACTGTTGGCGTAAGTAGCGCCGATCCCGGTACAGCAATCGTCAAGGGAGACATTAACTTAGACGACGGAGGGGTGTTTACTACAACCCTCCAAACAATCACACCGACTGCAAACCGCACGATTTCGCTGCCTGACGCAACGGGCACCGTGGCATTAGTCGGAGGGTCTAGTGGGCAGCTG